CCCCCTACGTCACGCGTGGCCCGACACCACGAAAGAAAAGTGCATGGTCACTACGAATAATATTGGGGTTGAGCAAACCAGTTCAGAACCATGGCTCTAACCAACTCAGAACTGGGTTTGGCGCTCGGCGTCACCGCGCAACGCATCTCAGTCCTTCGACGCGAAGGCATGCCGACCGACAGCATCGACGCGGCTCGGGCGTGGCGAGAAGCCCGGGCGAACGTGCAGCGGGCCGCGGCACCGAAGGCCGCACCGGCTCAGCTCGACGATGGCTCCCTGGCTGACACGATCAGCGAACATCGCACCTTGGTAAGTCGGGCACGCGGCGTCTGGCAGGCCGCGATGGAAGGGGGCGACCCCAACCAGGGGAAGTACCAGTCGAGTTATAACGCTTCACTGAAAACGCTCGTCGCCCTCGAGGAAGAGCAGGAGCGTCGGCTCATCCTGACTAAGGATTACATCTCCGCCAAGGAAGCCACCGAGGCCATGCGCGAGATGACCGCCGGCATCGTCAACCGCCTCGATAAACTCGCCCTCGATGTCGCAGAAGGATGTAACCCCGAGAACCCTGCGAAGGCTGTAAAAGTTCTGGAGGCTTGGGTGCGCCGCGTGAAGGCCGACCTATCCACCGATGAATAAGGCCGACTTGCTCCGCGTAGGCCGTGACGTCCTGCGTCCGTCCGACTCGGGCGACGTGGTCGAGTGGCTCGAGTCCAACGTCCACGCCATCCCTGACTCACCGATGCCCGGGCCGTTCCGCTCTGAGCGCACGCCGTGGGTGGCCGAGGCCCTACGCATCGCCGCTGATCCAGAGACCAAACTACTGACCGTCCTTGCCAGCATCCAATCGGGCAAGTCCCTCTTTGCCCGCCTGCTCACCTGTCACATCATCGCCAACGCACCCGGGCCGACGATGGTGCTTCAGGCCACCGACCCCGAGGCCAAGGACTTCGCCCTGCGTTACCTCCGCCCGGTCTGGAACAACTGCCCGCCGGTGAAGGCTCGGCTTTCGGGCGACGACCTCGACCGCTCGACGACGGCGGACTTCGACCGCATGACGCTTTACTGCCGCGGCATCTGGAACGAGGCGAACCTTCAGCGCCTGTCCCTGCGTTACACGATTGCCGACGAGTGCTGGATGGCGCCGCCCGGACACTTGGCCGAACTGAGCGCGCGCGTGACGGCGTTTGGTTGGATGGGCAAACGCATCTTCCTATCCCAGGGCGGACGGGCGGGGCAGGAGTTCCATCAGCTGCACGAGACGACCGACCAGCGTGATTGGAACATGAGGTGCCCGAAGTGCGACCACCTACAGCCGTGGGTCTGGGAACAGGTCAGGCTGCCGCTCGACGCCAAGGCCACCGGCACATGGGACTTGCACAAGGTCAGCGTCGGCACGACGTACGAGTGCGCCTCCTGTCGCACGCACCTGCCCGACACGAACGCTTCCCGCCTAGAGGCCAACGCACGCGGCACGTTCGTAGCCACATCGGCCGCCGCAAACTCCGGGCACATCGGCCTGCATTGGAACAGCCTTGCGACGATGAACTGGGGCGAGCTCGGCGTGCTGATGCTCAAGGCCAAGGAGTCTGTCGACCAATACGGCGACGAAGAACCGCGGCGCATCTTCAAGCAGAAGCGGTTGGCCATGCCCTGGAGCGAAGAGGGTGGCGAGATGGTGGCGCTGGCTGAGGCAGCCAACTACAAGATGGCCGACCCTTGGGACGCGGAAGCCGCGATCACTCCGAAGGCCCGCGTCGTCGAGCAGAAGGACGCCGTGCCCGGGAGCATCCCTTTCCGCACGATGGGGGTCGACGTCCAACGTGGCCACTTCTGGGTGACGGTGCGCCGATGGGCCAAGACCGGGCATAGCCGCCTGATGGCCTTCGCCCGCATTGACTCATGGGGCAACGTGGAAGCCTTTGCCAAACAGCACGGCGTCCATCACGCCATGGTGCTCGTCGACTCCGGCGACAACACGACCGAGGTCTACCGCGAGACAGCCAAGCGGAATTGGAAGACGGCCAAGGGCTCTGGCTCCGACGACTTCGCAGTGACTGACAAGTCCGGCAACACGACCCGCCGCTTCTATTCCGAGAAGCAGTCCATCGTCGTCCCTGGCATCCCGCAGCGGGCCATCCTGATCGTCCACTCGGCCACCGCCGGCAAAGACCTCCTGCACGGCCTGCGGGCTCGCCGCGTCTGGACCTATGCAATCGACGCAACCGAGGAGTATGCTTCGCAGTTGAGCGCCGAAGTCCGCGTAAAGGACAAGCGCACCGGCAAGCCCATGTGGATACTTCCCCAGGGGAAGAAGGATAACCACGCCATGGACTGCGAAATCCTCGCCCTGCTGGCCGCCGTCCGCTGGGGCATCGCCGGGCGGGAAACTGCCGAAACCGACTTGCAACCGACATGACCCTTGGCACGCTATATGCAAGGGTGCGTCGTTTAGTGTCGTGGGAGGAAGAGACCTATGGCGTGGGCTGGGCGGCGCACCCCCCTTTTAACTTCCATTCTCGGCAAGTTTAAATGGCCTCTGGACTCTTTATCGGACTTACGGAGTGCGAACTCCTAGACATCAAAGCCAAGGCGGTCTCCATGATCACCGAAGGTAAGACCCTGATGTCCTACTCCGACTCCGGCTCGTCCGCGTCCAAGCAGTTCGCCATGCCCCCGAAGGAGATGCTCGCCGAGGCTATGTTCGCCCTGAGCCGCCTCGACCCTTCGACCTACGGCGCTCGTCGCACGATCATCTCGACCGACTGGCAGAACCGTCAGGACTAATTTCCATGGCCATCCGCAAGAAGATTAAGACCGTCAGCCTGCGTCCCAAGCCGGTGACGCCTGCCCCGACCGCCCCGCAGCCGCAGGCTTCCTACGGCGATTGGCAGAGCATCGGCGTGACGCGTGCCCGCCGTGCGGCCTACGGCGCCGAACCGCGTGACCTCCGCCGTGACCTGACGCCTTACGACCGTCTGACGATGGTCCGCAAGTGCCGTTGGGCCGAGCGCAACTCCGGGCTGTTCAAGCAGATTCTTGCGGACATCTGCCTCTACACCGTGGGCGACGGCATCAAGCCCCAGAGCCACGCGTCGACCCCGGAGATGCAGGAACGCTACGAGGCTTACTTCGCCGAGAAGGCCAAGCGCATCGACATCACGAACCGCTTCTCGTTCTACCAGGCTCAGTCCATCCTTCTCCGCGGCATGATCCGTGACGGTGATTCCTTCGCCGCCAAGGTTCGTAACGGCGCCGGTGAAGCGAAACTCCAGCTGATGGAAGCCCACCGCGTCGGCGACCCTCTCGAAGGCAAGGTGCCCGAGGGTATGCACGACGGCATCCAGTTCGGTCCGTATGGCGAATACATCGCCGTGAACATCTACCGCTCCGACGGCTCGTCCCGCCAGATCCTCGCTCAGTCGATGATGATGGTGGTCGACCAGGAGTATGCGTCCGGCGCCCGCGGCGTGCCGCTGCTCCAGCACTCCATCAACTCCATCCAAGACGAGATGGAAATCTTGGCCCTCGAGAAGCAGGCCGTGAAGGATAACGGCGACGTGACCCGCATCATCAAGAAAGCGGGCGGCATCCTCGACGGCGACATGGCCAACGAACTCGGGGCGACCGGCACAGGCTCCTACGCCAACCTCGCCAACACGATGGGCGGCAAACTCATCGCCCTTGAACCCGGGGAGGACATGACGTCCTTCCAGAGCAACCGCCCCAACGCCACCTTCACCGGCTTCCTCGCGGCGCTGGAACGCGACATCTCCCAGGGCGTCCTGCCTTACGAGTTCGTCGGCGACTCCTCCAAGCTGGGCGGCGCCACCGTCCGCCTCATCACTGCCAAGGCTGGCCGCGTCTTCTCGAAGTATCAGACCATCATGATCGAGAACTTCTGCGTTCCGACGTGGGGTTACATCATCGGCCAAGGCATCGCCGCCGGCGAACTGCCTGACGACCCGGACTGGAACCGCGTCTCCTGGACGACCCCGAAGTCCGTCACCGTCGACGCTGGACGCGAAGCCGCGAACGACCGTGCTGACGTCGAGATGGGCCTGCTGTCCATGTCCGAACTCTACGCCCAGCGCGGCCTAGACTTCCGCACCGAGATGGCCAAGCGCGCCTCTGACATGGTCCACATCAAGGACTTGGCCGAGCAATACGGCATCCCGTTTGAACTGCTGTTCCGTCCGTCTAACACCCCGGTCGGCACGATCAGCGGCGATGTCATGGAAGGCCCCGAGTCCCCCGAGATGGAGGACGAACCCGCTGACCAGGAAGAGCCCGAATCCGAAGACCAACCCAACTCCTAACTTTATGCGTTTCCTCACCAACGGACTGTCGGGCCGCGAGCCCCTACTCATCGACCCGACCAAGGCCAAGGACCACGCGGTCCTCGCCGAGAAGTTCGGCTTCACCGATATGCTCGCGCAGCTCTTCGGCGTGGCCCCCAAGCCCTACGTCGTCGACGGCATCGGCATCATCCCGGTCGTCGGCGTGATCGGCAAGGGTCTGTCTCCTCTCGAAAAGATGATGGGCGCCGTGGACATCAACGACCTGTCTGATCAGGTCGACGCAATGGCAGCCGACCCTGCGGTCGAGAAGATTGCCTTCCAAGTCTCTTCGCCTGGCGGCACGGTCACCGGCGTCGAGGAACTGGCCAACAAGATTCGCAACCTCGGAAAGCCCACGATGGCCTATACCGATAGCGAGATGGCATCGGCCGCATACTGGATTTCCTCGGCTAGCGATAAAGTGACCGCATCGCCCTCAAGTTCCGTAGGTTCCGTAGGAGTGTACATGGCCATCCCTGACTACTCCGAAGCCGCCAAGATGGCCGGCATTAAGATGGTCGTCATCAAGTCCGGCAAGTTCAAGGGCGCTGGCATCGAAGGCACGTCCCTCGACGAAGGCCAGATGAGCAACCTTCAGGATGGCGTCGACACGATCCACGCCGAGTTCAAGGAAGCCGTGAACATGAAGCGCAAGATGGTGAAGGCCGAGGCCATGGAAGGCCAGGTCTTCTCCGGCAAGCAAGCCGCCGCCCAGGGCTTGGTGACGGGCTTGGCCGACTCTTTCAACGACGCCCTGCGTTCGTTCTAATTCCATTAACCGCAAATCTAAGATGACCATCGAAGAACAGCTGCTCGCCGCCACCGCCGCCGTCTCTGGCCTTACCGCCGAACGCGACGACCTCCGCACCACTGTCGAGAAGATGACGGTCGGCGTCTCTGCCGAACTCGAAAGCCTCAAGGTCGAAGCCGCGTCCAAGGACGCCAAGCTCGCCGAACTGACCGCCGCCCTCGAAGTGGCCGTCAAGGAGTCCGAGTCCTTCAAGGCCCTCGTCGCCGAACACGAAGCCAGCAAGGTCAGCGCCTCCAAGGAAGCCGCCAAGATCGTGGCCTCCGTCGGCGTCTCCCCGGTCGAACTCAGCCCTGCGGATGGCAAGCCCACCGCCGAAGCCGTCGACCACCTTGCGACCTTCATGTCCCTGCCCGTCGGCTCCAAAGAGCGCAACGAATACTTCGCCGCTCATAAGCACGCCATCATCAAGGCCTGCATCTAATTTCCCTCAACCCTCACCCTATCCTAACACATCATGGCTAACTCCATCGCAGTCGCTCCCAGCATCCTCGCTGAAAGCGTCATCGCTTCCCTCAAGGGCAAGCTCCCGGCCCTCCGCGCCTTCTCGTCCGTCTTCACCGCTGCCGAATCCGGCGCTGGCAAGACGGTCCAGGTTCCGCTGATCGGCACCTCCACCGCCACCGAGTTCTCGACCGGCGGCTACCTCACCCAGGACGACGCGACGATCACCGCCGCCAACGTCACCCTCAAGCACTTCAAGGTGTCGAGCCGCTTCTCGCCCCTCGACGTCAAGATGTATGGCGCCCAGTTCCTCTCGAACGCCTTCGTCCCGACCGCCGCCAACGCCCTCGCTGAAAAGTGCCTGGCTGAAATCGGCGCGCTCATCACCGTCGCGAACTTCGCTTCTGGCACGAACACCGGCGCCGCGCTGACCTACGCTGAAGTCGTCACCTCCAAGGGCGTGCTCGACGCCGCCAAGGCCGCTGAGCCCCGCGCGTTCATCCTGAACCCGACCTACGCTAACGGCCTTCTCGCCGACGCCACCATCATCGGCAACTCCGTCCTCGGTGCCGGCATCCTGACCTCCGGCCAGATCGGCACCCTCGCTGGCGCCTCGGTCTACCAGTGGAACAGCCTCCCTGCCAACTCGGAAAGCCTCGCTGGCTTCTCGTGCGGCGCTGACGCCATCGCTGTCGCCTCGGCCCTCCCGATGTCCGAAATCCCGGGCTTCGAAGTCGCCAACGCTGTCGACGCCGACACCGGCCTCGGCGTCCAGGTCCTCATGGGCCAGGAGCAGAGCGGTTACTACAACGTCACCGCCACGCTGCTCTTCGGTGCCGCTGTCGGTCGCGCGACCTCGCTCAACCGCCTCACCACGGCCTAATCAGCCCAACAGGCTTAAACGAGGCTCCCAGAAATGGGGGCCTTTTTTGTGCCCCCTACCAATCCGGGCAAGTATAGGATGAGCCTCTACGGAACCGAGTTTCTCAACGACGCCAAAGAGATGGTGGCGGACTTCGGCGTGGCCGGGTCGGCCAACTCTGGGGCCATCACCTTCTCCTGCCTCATCTCCGACCCCGCCGTCTCGACCGTGCTCGAAGCAGGGGGGTATATGGAGCGGACCCAGTATACGGTCAGGCTCCCCGCTGTAACGGCCTCCTGGAGCCAGCCAGACGGGTCTACGGGGGCATCGGCGGCCCTACTGTCCTCGGGTGCCCCCATCGCCTCCCTTGCCCAGGGGAAGAAGATTGTGGCCGGCGGGAAGACCGTCCGCATCACGACCCAGACCTACAAGCCCGGGTCGGCATGGATCACGCTGTTGGTTATCGACGATAACCAGTAAGGCCATGGTGACGGTCTCCGTTAACCCGAAGTCTATGGCCGACTTCATGTCTATGCTTAAGCGCCTCTCAGCTGAGACTGGCATGGCTGAGAAGGACACGGCCAAGAAGCAGGCAGCCCTAATCTGCGAAGACTTGGCCCGCTTCACTCCGCCCCTAGTCAAGGGCGGCGGCGGCGGCCTGACCAAGAAGGCTGAGACGGCTGGCAATGAAGCCATCGCCGGGGACACGCGCAAGATGTTCATCGCTATCGGCGACCGCAATCCGAACAGCCAGAAGGCCGCAGTCTTCCGCAGCTTGTCCCACGCGGCCAAGACAAACAACCGTGCGACCTTCGACAAGATTGTCCGCAAGTCCAGCATCCAGTCCCTGAGCATCTCGCCGATCATGACGAAGATACTCAACGACCCAGACCACACCCGGGCTTTCCTCAAGGCCAAGAACTACCTCAACCGCGTCCCCACTAAGTCTAACACTTACGGCTTCGACACCGTGACAGACCTCAAGGCCGAGCATAACGCCATCAAGGGCAAGTTCGGCGGACGCATTAAAAGGGGGCAGCGCATCGGCCAGCCTCGTCAGCTCGTCGAAAGCAAGAAGGCATTGGATGACTATGTGAAAACGCGCCAGGTCGAGGTAGGTCGCGTAAAGGCTGGCTGGCTACGAGCTCTGCTTACCCTGCCGATGCCATCGGGCAAGAACGGCCCTAGGAACTTCGGCGCCGACCTTCGCAAGGCGACTTATATCGCCCGGCACGCTGGGGCTGGCGGCTACTCCCGCGTCGTCGAGACTGGCAAGGAATACATGATCACCATCGGCAACCTTATGGGCAATGTGAACTCCATTGCCAGCGAGGCCAACGCCCTCAACCTTGCCTTGGCTAACCGCGAGACCCAGATGGCCAGCGACCTCAAAGGCTACATCGAGCGCATGAAGCGCAGGAATAAGGTCTAACCTCCCAAAGCGGGCAAAGGTACAATGGGTACGAAGAGCATTAGGCATATCGTGGAGGCCACCTTGGCCACCTACCTCTCCACCCAGACCGGGCTGACCTCCGTGGCCTTCCTAACGGGCGACAGCGCCGCGACCCAGACCCTGCCCAAGGCCGTGGTCCTTTGCGAGTCGGCCCGTAGCCCTGCCGACCTCCCCGAGGGCGAAGGCAACTTCAGCTGCTCGGTCCGCATCACCCTCTTCTCGAACGCCGACGACACGACCCTCGCCGATCACCGCGCCCGCTGCGCCGCCCTGTCCGGCAATATGCGCGACCTGACCTCCATCAAGGCGGCCTTCGTCACCTCGACCGACGCGGCCTGTTACGACGTCACGATGCAGTCCGAAGACGAGGGCATCGACGAGCGCTCCTGGGCGACTTCCTTCTCGTTTGACGTGCTGGTCGTCCTGCCCGCCTAAGCCAATTCCAAAGCCTGCAATTACAAATGGCCGCCATCTCAAACGGAACTAGCTGCATCTACGCAATCGCGGGTACTGTCACCAATTTGTTCGTGCAGTCCTACAGCCTCTCGTCCTCCTTCAATGCCGAGGCCACGGTGGTCGATGAGGCTGGCCTGACCAAGACGCACCGCCTCGATGACCGCAAGAGCGAGATCACCATCGAAGGCATCGCCAAGACCTCGACCATGCCCATCCTCGGGGCCACGCTCTCCTTTACGGTCAATACGGCTTCG